GACCCGTTGATATGATATAGCTGGCAGGCTGTACCCCTGGGGAAGCTTTAGTGGGTAAATTCGTGTACTTACCAAGGCAGTTACGGCTGCCTTGCCGGACAAAAAAGAGTACAGATTAGATTCAATACTCACGATCTCGCCAGCCTCTTCCTAGTTGCCTTCTTGAGAGAGCCATACTTACCGGATAATTCACGGGCATTTTTGAGAATACCTTTCTCCATTCGTTCGGCCATTTTCATAACAACCTCCCGATGGTTCTCATCGACTGCCGGGCGCATAAACGGTTTGGCCGAAGCGCTGCCGGTCGTCTGTACTGTCGCCCACTTACCTGGTGCTATTTCCATTGGAGTAGGCCTCGACAAACTGCGAGGTCCGGTGCCAAACTCTACAAGGTGAGCGTGTGGTGCATCCCTGGTGGCCCCGATCTGATAAATATCATTGGTGCCACGCTTCTTCTTAACCGCTATGGACCTGTAAAGCGTACCTGTTTCGATGGACCCGTTGGCCCGAATGTTCCGTCTGGCGGCTTTGCGGATCACTTGACCACCAGCCCGGACAGCCGAGGAAATCACCTGCTTGCGAATCTGAAGAGGTAAGTGCTTCAGCACCTTCTCCAGCTCCTCGGCACCTTGAATGGTCATGTTGGCACTATTCTGAGCCACGCCTACACCTGTGCCTTCGCTGCTATCTCAAGCCCGTCCTGCCGGCCAAGCTCTTTAACGGACTCAATCTCGTAAGTTCGCCCGTCGTAAGAGATTCGCCACGTCTCGTCCACGCTAGAACGGTATCGAATCTTGAACAGCATATCCACTTCAGCCAGTTTCCCAGCAGCGAACATCTCCCTGCCGGATTGTTGCTGCACCTGTGCCCATACCGTAGCACTGTCACTCCAGGTAGTGGTTTGCTCACCATAGGAGTTCTGCGAGGTTGTGGGCTCCTGAAGCGTTATTTGCCTGTCAAGACGACCGGACATCATCACCAATACACCTTATAAGGGGCGAGAATTGACGCAATTCGTTCCTCCACCATCCTGGCATACGCCTCCGGTGGCCGGTCATAGCGCAGCTCAACGTCCAGCTTGAGAGCGTTTTTGATGGCCTCCGGAACATTAGTCCGATAGTCTGCCGGACTACCGCTTGACTCATAACCACAGACAAACTGTATTTCTATTGGGTATCGAAGCTGATGCAGTGTAGCGGAAGGCCATGTCTCTCCGTAAGCAAGCACTACCAATCCCGGCTCACTGTCAGTCACAACCTCATAGTTACTGCTGCCCCAAGTGGTAGTATCACCGTCAGTGTCCGTGTACTGGATAGAAGAGACTGACTGAAGCGGAGGGTAGGGAATGACAAACTGTTCATTGCTCGGCCAATCTTTATATAAAGCCCCCCGTGTTTGCTGCACAAACGCTCGTCCGGTTATTTTCTCAAGGTGCTCCCGAGATGCTTGGATCAAATTAACAAGCATATCGTTGTGATCGTTATGATCTAGCCTGAGGTGCGTTTTCATCTCGGAGAGAGTCACGGGCTCAACTGACGGCCCCGTGACCACTTTATGTAGCATTATTGGTACCTCCGCTTCAGATGCTCCCAGGCATCGCCGTTTGCTATCTCATCGAATGTCCACTGACAGTACGCCATGTTGTGCGCCCATTGTGTCCGGTTCGGCCTCACCGGCGGCTCGTTAATGTTATGCGAAGCCAGATGATATACCATGCTCCCAGGATCAACAGCGATAACAGGAACTCCAGCCAACACAGCGTCCACCCCAACATTGGACGAGTAGGTGATACACACGGCGGCCTCGGCCAGGTCTTCCTCCAAGGAGCGAGTGCTCAATTCAACGCCTTTTAAGGTTTTATAGCTTTTTCGCTGAACCTCAATTGGGTGCGGACGGTAGCGAACTCTGGCCTCTGGGTATGTTGCTCGACACAAATGTTCCATGTTTTTGAGCCAACGGTGTATATCTATATGCCTGACCGAGGCATCGCCGCGCACCTGTCCGCAAAGCAAAATGTAGTTACCGCTTTCTTTCCAAGGCTTCAACCAACCATTAAAATACTTTGACCATCTATCCCCAGGCATCCCGTCAGCATGAAACTGTGCTCGACCATTTAGCCCATTAAAGCCAAGCGAGGTCCACTGCATCCGATCACCAATATATCCCCGCTCCATCACTAGATAATCATTCCGGGATGTCCGTTGGTGCTCAATGATGTGCTTGGGGTTATGGCTCCAAAACACGGCGAGATCACAATTGTCCGGGGGAAACTCTCGCTCAATAGGTTCAATCCCATGCCTCCGAAGTCCTGCACGAAAAGCCTGGAGAGCCTGGCGGTGATGCGGAGCTGGATGGAAGTTACACAGGCAAATGCTAGGCTGCATAACCGAAGTTCCTGAAATCGTCTGCATACCTGTTCACTGCAAGCTCCCGAAGCTCCGGCGTATAGAACGATTCCCACTCACCAAACAATCCACGATTCTCAAAGTATTCCCTGCCTATATCAAAATTGCAGTGACTCTGTATCAGCTCCCGCAGCTTATTCCACCAGCCATCATTCTCAATCTTCAAGATATGCTCAGGGACAATCGAATTCTCATACATTAAATCCCAAGTCATGCTTCTAAAGTGCTGATCGGCCTGTTCATCCGGCACCCCGGAAACAAAGTAAACAAAATCAGCGAACGATATGTCGGGAGTAAGCCCAAACTTTCTGGCAAACGGCTGGTGAAAGTGCTTGCCATTTATCTTGTCACTCCAGCAACTCGCCAGTCTGGCCAAAGGGTGACGTACTGCTGCGGCTGTCAAGTATCCAAACTCCTTGAAAATCAAAATATCTTTTAGTTTTGGTGCAGGCAGATGGAGATCAAGGCGTCTATGAGGGGCAAGCCTGCCCGGTAAATTCTCCACCTGTGGTAAATTGAGTGTATTCCCAAAAGCTCGCTTCAAGCTTGTATTCGCAGCCTTGCAAATAAAGCAAAAAGCGAACTTTTTCTCATGCAATACAATATTGTTTGGGTCAGCCACTACAACTCCATCATCCAGCAATTGTCATGATGCACAAACACCCAGCCAAACAGCATTTTATTCAATGCCTGCCTAACGGTTTTCTTCCCAGCATCATGCCCACAGAGAACGCCACCGGGGCGCACCTTCGGCTGCCAATACTCTATGTCCTCACACACTGCATCTGTCAGGTGATCGGCGTCTATGAAAACAAAGTCCTGACTCCCGTCCTCAACATGGTTTGCCGCTTCAGAAGTTTTCATCTTGAGCAAACGAATTCGGCCAGGGTACTGTGCCGACCTTTCTCTCACTTCTCGCTCGTAATCGTTGTGCGGCCAGTCATTGTAAACATACCCAGCCCTTTGTGGCTGCTGCGCCCATATATCCACGCCGATCATGCGAAGCCTCGGGCACTTATCCAGGAGATAAAACAATGTTTGGCCTTGCTTTACGCCAAGCTCCGTCCCCTGAGTCCAGCCGTGCTTTAGGGCCATTTCGGCCAACCATTCCCAACGCCTCACAAAATCCCCTTTAACGCCCTCGGTATAGGGCCGTTGTATTTCTCGCCAGGCTTTACTCGTTCGGCAATGCGCTGAAAATGCGGCCACTTTTCCCAATCTTCGGGCCATCCCTGATAACAGCTTTCCTTGGCCCATTTGAAATGCAAGTATGATTCTCCTGGAAGCTGACAGGTCTTTCGCTTCGGTGAATACTTGAGCTTTTGGCTAAAAGGGCCGTTACAGTAATGGACCTCTGAAGACATGCGGAATATTCTCGGCTCTCCTTCTTTGATGATCGGTTGCATGGCACTCTTGTGCTTCAATCCATGCACAAGGTTCGTTCCGGAGAAAAAAATGACATCATAGCTCTCCATGGCCCTCCAGGCTGTTGGCCCCAGCCAATCATGAGCAACCATATCGCCATCCCACTTCATGACCCATTTACGAGTCGTTAGACCAAGAGACCAGTTGTAGAAGTAGGCGTTATTATACAACGAATCTTCCGGCTGCTTGTCGTGCCCAGGACCATTCGGCCAGGACTTGAACGGGTAGTGATAGATGCTTATTTTCTCTGAATCGAAAGAACGAAGAATCTGTTCTGTTTGGTCTGTACTGCACTGTAATGTGCAAACAATTTCATCACACCAAGGCAAGATGCTCTCAATAGATGGCCGAACCCACTCTTCTTCATCGGCCAAGCGCACAAACGCAGAGAGACCTGATTGCCTCCCTTCCCATAGACTGTCCGGAAGGTTATAGTTGGCAAAGCCTTCTTTATTGCGCCTGTAAAGCATCTTCCAATCTCATTATTGGGAAGCATTGCAGAGCGGTCTTACGAGTCAAGTTGATCACCGTAATCCCTAACCCCTCAAGTATCTTTGCCGCCTCTTTGTAATGCTCTATCCAGTTCTGCATCAGGTGTTCACTAGGGTTATTCAATGGCTGTGGATGCTCTCCATGCCAATGCGTTTTTCCGCCGGTTCGTTTCATGTCGTAACCAAGAAGATAGATTGTCTTAAATCCCAAGAGTACCGCCAAGTTGAGTGCCTGGTACCCTCCATTCCGTCCAGTATTGAGCCAGGGCCACCTAAGGCTAAGACCTTCCTTCTTCCCCTGCTTTAGCTGTACAACATCATCAAAACCAGTATCTTCTAAACTGAACTTACAGCATTGTTCAGGTACATCATTATGGTGCTTTTGCCACCACTTAGCGTCACACCCGTAAAGCACATTAAGCTGTCCGCATATCTGATACGCGTTATTAATTCCGATAATAAAAAGCCCGAAAGCCTCAACTAAAAGCACATCATTAATTGTTAAAGACGGACCGCCACCAATAATCACGCAAGCTGGCATAGCTCGTGCTCAATGTCTCCGAAAGAAAAAGCGTCTAAGGCACTCCCCGGAGTGCAATTAACAACCTCGGCTCCTCTTTCCTGAAGGTCTGGCACAAGGTTGCGAAACTGCGGAATGCGGTTCGGCCAAAAGGTACGCTGTCCATTCGGGTGATCACCATGCCAGTGCGCCTGATTGCCCACAGTCCTCATGTCAAACCCTAGTAACAAAATCTTTTTCGCCCCATAATTAACCGCGAGGTTGATGGCCTGGAAGCCCGAAAGCTCGCCGTTGGCGATGCTGTCCTGTCTTTTAGAGAGGCCGTTGCCGTGTGGTTCTCCCTCGATCCAGATAAGGTCCGGGTGGTCCAGCTTCGCCCGCCTGGATCGGGTAACTCGTAAACCCCCAAACCCACAGGACTCTTCGTAATGCCAGCGCCACCACTGACCGTCCGAGGCATAAAGAACATCAGCCCACGGGGCAACCTGGTAAGCGTTATTAATGGCAATGACATGGACCTTCCCGGCACGCTTTGCTTCTCCCACTAAGTCAAGCTGATCTTGGTTGAGGGAAGGGCCGCCGCCTATCAAGACGGCGGTTCCACCTTCCCACTCTCTCGGCACACTCCATGAAATCAACCCATCGGGGTCTCCTGGTCCTCGCCAGAATCTCCATCCGTTTTTTTTTCTACCGTAGGCGAGGATTTGACCTTTGTTTTCGACTTACCCCCATACTTCGGCTTCTCAGGGGCCGGTTCCTTCCTTGGGACAGGCTCGATGTACTTCTCGGCCTTACCCCTTCGAATCCAGTGGTTAGCACTCGGAGCCGGAAGCTCATGGACAGAGCCGGCCTTAAAGACCGGCTTGCCGTCCTGCGGGTCGCAGTCCACAAGAAAGTGGACCTTGACATTAATCGGCTTAGGGCGAACCACCTTAGTTTTACGCTGGCTCTGCATAGGTCAGAACCTCCTTAGTCCTGGTCATCCTCAATCTCGACAACGCTACTTAGGTCGTTGTCATTCGCCGGCCCATGCTTCGGCTCAAGGCCGAGGACCAGGCAGGCGCCGGTGATGGTGTTCGTGGCGGCGGTCAAGCTGCCCCGGACGTAGCGGTCAGCATTGGTCGAGCCACCGGCCAGCTCATTAGCATCCACAGTGATAACGATCTGCTTGTTATCGTTATTCGTGGCATGAGCCGATAAGGTGTCAGCAGATTTGAAATCGGCGTTATTTGTCCCGCCGGAGTCGCAAGTCTCAACCTTTGCCACGATGTCATCAGCAGCAGCATCGCCAATCATGAAGACGAACATGACCTGACCCCATTTGCCCATATCAACGACATCGGTGGTCTTGGCGGTCGAGCTGATGCTGGCCTGGGGATCAATGGTCCCGATGACAGCACACTTTTCGTAAGCCTTAGAACTCATAGCGTATCTCCTCTGAGGCCCCGGTCATTCCAGGGC